TGGGTGTAGAAGTGTATGTCTACAATTAACATAGATTTCCTCACCTCTAACGTTCAGCCGAACACCGTTTGTGCTAGTCGACCACAACGCGGTTTCTGCCCCACCTGGGTCAAGTGGAGCGTCGTCATATTGCCAGTATGGATTATTAGGTATATTTTGCCAAGCCATGTATATATGTTATTTATATCGAATTGAAATTACAGATTTGGTTTATTTCCATTTAGGACCGAAATATCTTACTGCATAATACATCGTTCGTGCTTTAGTTCTTCCAACTCCACATACCCGCATTGCTTCATAGAATATATCAGCTGCTTCTTTAGAGGTATATAAACACTTATCGTCATGAGCTTGTACACATAGAATATCGTGTACGACCGCTGCAGGTAGATATGTGTCAAATGGTGGAAAGGCTGACCAGAATACTTTAGGCACACTCGCTCCATCACTCTCAAACCCCTTAGGAACAGTGATAGAATCACCTGCCTTTGTATAGAATACCAAATCTTCTAGCAGTGTAACTGTACGAATGAATTTGTTACCATTAAAGTAACCTGAAACAGTTGCTTCAAGATCTGTCTTGAAATGTGCTTTCATTAAACGCTTTTAGTATTACCAATCGAATATTTCGATTCCAAATTCCACTCCGCTTTATCACGATGAGAAATAATCTTAATATGTCTTAGTGTAGTTTTATTTTTTGCTTGATCTAAATTTACTATATCCAGCAATCCCCAATCCGACAAAAGAGTTGTTATAGAGTTGCGTCGGCAGACATCTTCATTAGTTAAGTTTGATGGTTTGCCATCTAACATGAAGAGTTCTTTAAAGTGAACAATGAAATACCTACCTTGCTTGTGTAGAATATGACAACTCTGGAATAGTGTATTGCGATCCTTCTTTGAAGATATCCCTATTCGTGTAAGAGTTTCCTTAATCTTAAGAAAATCATCTGGTTCTTCTAGGGAGATCTCAAGCATTTGGCTTGGATCCCATTGCACTAATTCTTGTTCAATCATGAGAGTTTAATATTATAAGTTACATCGTTAAAGATCTATTTATAATATTAAACTCTTTCGCTTATGCCTTGCCTCCTTGATCTAAGCGCTTGCGTATTTCCCTTAGAGCTTCTTCAGTAAATAGCGAATATACCTGTTCAGCTTTCTCCTTTGAGTAGTTATACGTTTCTTGTATTGCCTTTAGATCTGCAGGATCTTTCAACTTCTTCGCCCATTTTGAAAATCGTTTTCTTGGACGAATAGCCGACTTAAGAAAATCATATTGCATTTTGGCTGGAAGCTGATGACGGATATTAAGCTCGTTAACAAGTAGGACAGTGTCATTGAACTGTGACAATCCACGATTAATTATGAATGGAACATACTGCTTAGACGGAGAGTCTGGATTAGTTAACTCTTCACCTTCATACGCTTTACAACCCTTTAAGAGGTTTGGGCTAGAAGTGTTGATACTCTTTAGAAAGTCAAATGGTGTTAGTTTGTCGGCCATAGTTTTTCAAAGTAATAGTGAACGAATGTCATAACAAACGAAATAAAAATACCGAACGCTGTAACGTGCCAATCACCAAACCAAATTCTACCCATAAGCGAGCATAGTACAATCGACAATATGCGCCAAACAATTACCTTTGTAGTTACTTCCATTGCGATGATGCCATGATTTCAGTTAAGCACGCTACGATATTCAATTCTCTATCACTTACAAATGCCGCCTTATATTGGTAGTCAGCTAAGATAAGAATAATACTCGGAATAGATTGACCTTCTGCGTAGTCATATAGAGAATCATATATCTTTCGAAAGATCACTGATGAATCAACGTCGGAATTATTTGTTACCCAACTGCGCATGCTCTTGAAGTCTCGTGTCTTGAGGTGCGAAATAAGCTGAGCAACGTTTTGATCAGACATGCCTACGAGAATATCTGGTGTGATTTCCCCTGATGCAGAATAGCGTTGGCATTCATTAAGTACGCGTCTCCAATCTGGAGCATAGCGCATAATAAGATCAGCAATCACTTTGTTATTATACTTAATGCCTTCTTCGTCAAGGATAGTCTGAAGGCGCTTCATGAACTGTCCAGCTAATTCAGCAAGTTGCTTCTTATTAGTATTGAACTCAATGACCGCACAACGCGAATGGAGAGGCTCAATGATACGATTCTTAAAATTGCATGTAAGGATAAATCGACAATTAGAGCTGAACTCCTCAATGAAGCCTCGCAGCGCTGGCTGCGTTGATGAAGCGTTTAAGTAATCAGCCTCGTCGAGAATAACCACTTTATATTTGCCACCATGTAATGACACAGTTGAGGCGAACTGTTTAATCTTCGAACGAAGAACATCAATGCCGCTCTCTTCAGATGAATTGATCAAGAGATACTCTAAATTTAACTCATTACATAGTGCTCGCGCGACTGTGGTCTTACCTAAACCAGCTGTGCCAGATAACAGCATATTATGCAATTCGCCGTGTTTAACAATTTCAGTGAATGTGGCCTTCAATGATTTTGGAAGGATACACTCTTCGATGCGGCTTGGTCGATGACGTTCGACCCATAAAAATTCGTTCATAATATATATTCTAACATTAATGCTTACACTTGTAAACTCAAAAAAAGATGAGCAGTTTATAAAGACTTGCTCAGGTCACCGTATCTACTCAGCAGCGACTTCTACTTCTTCAGCAGTATCTTCTTCGCCCTCACCCTCCTCAGAAGGTGCGTGGAATTCTACGAATGCGACGAGGCGATCGCGTAGTTGACCAACTGAGGATAGTTCCTCACCGCGGAATGCTCCACGTGTGGTACACGCGTCAATTACTTGCAGCGCAGCGGAAAAATCAGCGAGACTGATTTGTGGTTCATTTTGTGTTTCCGGGGTTTCCGGGGTTTCTACCTGTGTTTCTTCACTCATATTATTATGTATTTGTTTTGTTTGTTACGTAACGGATGTCTTCTCGAGAGCAATCCAATATTCGACTGGACTGTTATTTATACATTTCCAGTGCGAAATTAACTTAGAACTTACTGCAACTTGATAATCACCTGCAATTAGTTTTAGATTAGAAATTAGGAACTGGAAATCAAAGGCAGCTTCTGGATCATATGTTGAAGCGATCTCTTGTTGAAACATGTTCGAAGAGCTGTTGCTTGGATCCTTAACTTGTAAATAGAGTTTACTATCTCCTGCATTTGTTGTGATTGATACAACAGGGTGATTAAGCGCAGCACCTGCTTTGCGAATTTGATTAATGACTTCAGCTGATAGTTCAACATTGACTTCTCCTTCAGGCATATTAACACCACGCTCAGGAGACGTAAGGATAGACTTATCTGCATAGCGATATGTAAGCGATGTCAGATCTGATTTAATAGTCGCAGAGCTATCACCAAATTCAAACTCTGGATCCTCGATAAGAGAAAGCGCCGATAAGAATTCATTTAAGTCGTAAATGCCAATGTCCTTATCAAAAGTTTCTTGGACAATACACGAAGCCATAATATTCTTAACTTCTGCGATTGTAGATAACTTATTACCCTTTTCGATAACAAGGTTTGGATTAATAGCTGAAAAGTTCTTCAGCACCTCTAACGTTTCTTTACTAATTTTCATAATATATATTATATCTTGTTTTTGTTGTTTTGTAAATAACTAAATTCAAGCATAAACATCATACAACAAATAGCATGTGCTGAGTGATGAATGCCTGTCTCATCGTCATGTGTTTCACCTTTTTGAATAGCCCACATGTGTCGTTGAGCTGCAGCAAAATATCGTTCATTGAGATTCTCGAGTTCGAGCCAATTGTTTCTGTCGTACTTTTGAGCTCCATAGGTCAGTACCTTCGCAACATCGTCGAGCGCGTGTGGAGGTATCAGACTATAGTCTGGTTTGCAGTTGTCGTATTTTATTCCGTTCATGGTAGTGTATATTAAAAATGGTGCCTATTCCTCAGGCTCCCCCGAGGAATAGGACTTTTTCAGTTAGTTAGTTATGACTTGCGGTCTCCACCGCAAATTGTTAAAATGGTGCTTCTTCTTCTGGTGTAATTTCGCCCTCGATCACGATCTCTCCATCTTCAGTAAGTTGGCTCTCGTCAACCTTGGTGTAGAGGTCTAAGAACGCTGTACGCGTATCATCGTCGAAGCGACTGATGCACATTGAAATAGACTTTAATCGGTCCTCAAAGATAGAGTAAGTCTTAACGATATGACATAGACGGCGAGTCGAGACGATATCATCTACACCGTCAGCTTCAAACGTCTTGCGAATAACATTCGACCAAGCTATAAGCTTATCAGCAAATTCTTCTGCTTCAACGCCGAACTTACTCATATGAGCCATAACGATTTTCTTCTCGATGACTGGAGTAGGAAATTCTTGATCAATCGCGCAGACGAATCGCTCAAGGAATGCATCGTCAATGATCGAAGCTGAAGTAAATCGGCCATCGTCTGAGCCACGACCCTTAGTATTGGCTGTAGCGATCACGTTAAAACCGGGGGCTGGGGCGATCACTTGACCAGTTTTCTTTAGCAGAACTGGATTGCCTTCAAGTACACCTTGTAGACACATGATCTTATTCGTAGCACGATCAATCTCGTCAATGAGGAGAACACATCCACGTTCCATCGCTTTGATGATTGGTCCTTTTTGAAAGACTGTTTCACCATTGATGAGGCGAAAGCCACCAATCAAATCATCTTCGTCAGTTTCAGGCGAGATTTGAACTCGAACATATTCACGCTTTGCTTTCGCGCAGGCTTGTTCGATCATCATTGTCTTACCGTTTCCAGAGAGTCCAGAGACGTACACTGGAAAGAAGAGATTCGACTTGAGAATCTTCATGATCGTATTGTACTCTCCCCACTTGATAAATGTTGGGTCCACAGCTGGAACATAGATCTCGTCGTCAGAGACAGAGGAGACTCCTCTAAGTTCGACGTGGTTTGCGATTGCTGTCGAAGGAGAAGGTTCTGCTGAAGGTGTTGGAGCAGAAGGTGCATCAAGAGTATAAACACCGCGAGAGAGTTTATACATTTTACGAATAACCTTGTAGGCATCGTTGTGGTCAATTCCAAGACCGTGTGCAATCTCGAGAATCTCTTGATTGCGGTAACTAAATTGCCCGCGAGATTTGAGGGCTTCTGTGAGGGATTTGTTTTTATTCATAATTTATACTAATTAACTGTTATAGATCTATTATACCATGTTGGGGAGAT